GTCTCCGTCCGTTTCGCCCCCGGCGTCGATTGCCGAAGCCAACGTGGCGAACCCGAACCCAATCGATTGGGCGGACTGTTGGGAGACGGCGTAATACGTGCCGGTGGCAACGTCGAAGATGAACACTTCGTACGGGTCCGTCGGAACGGTCGGGTCCACGCGGTCTTCGCGCCCCGGTCCTTCCGGGGGCACTTCTCCGGAGACGAAATCAACTTGACGAATCGGCATCCTCTTCTTCGAGTTCTTCGAGGGAAACGGGCGTCGAGGGGATCGCGTCGAGAAGTTTGTTAAACGGGGGCTTCGCGTTCTTTCGAAAGCTTCGACGGGCGGCGTCCACATCGGCCCGCGTCACTTCTGACAGGTTACGAATCTCCCTGTCCGTCCAACTGTCGTGAGTTAGATCCGGCATCGCTTTCTTGGGCTCTTTGCAGTCCTGTAACCACGCCCCGAACGAGCGCGTCGAGAAGGTACGAGTGGAATTCGTTGGCGTCCGGTGTCGGGGATCGGATGCCGTGGTGCTCAATCATGTGGAAAGCGGTGTGGTTGCACTCGTGTGCAATCAATCCGGCCCCGGCATCCGGCGGAAGGTACATCACGAACCACGCCCTTCCTTCGGGATCGATTACGTACCGGGCCACCCCGTTCACAAGGTCCTTCTTCGACTCCATCCCCTTCGATTCGAACCACCGGTTGAAGTGGTCTTCGTCAACGAAGACGCCCACCTGTGCCTTCAGAACGTCAATGTCAACGGAGAATTCAGCCTTCGGCGTTTCGGGCTCTTCGGTCACGGCTCCGTTACGGTTGTCTGTGAACGGTTCGTGAGAAGGTCGTCCACGTTGTCTTCGTCCACCCCGGCGAACATCGCGGCCCCGCGAAGAGACGCGCCCCCTTGCCCGGCAATCGTGGAAATGATTTCGGCTTTCTCTTCCTTGATGCTCCGCTCGATTGCGTCTTGCAGCCGCTCCATTTCGGCTTCCACGTCTTCGACACCAAGGCGCGAAAGTGCCGTGTGGTGCGAGATCAAGCGTTGCTTCACGAGTTTCACCACCGCTTCGATCTCCGACGAAGGGACCGGCCCCGAATTGATACGGGCGTCGGCGGTTGGTCGGTATCCATCCGGAAAGCTGTCCCCGTTGTCGGAGATCTGAAACGCGAACCGAAGGACCGTTTCGATTACCCACCGAATCGCCGGGTCCAACGCGGACTTCGTGAGGTACAGGCTCGTGATGAAATCAGCCATGTGTTGCCGGATCGCTTCCCCGGATGCGTCCGCGCTCCACCCTTGGGCGGCGTGAAGTTGGTTCGTCTCCCGAAGGATCGTAAGCCGCGCCCGGTCCAACGTATCGTCGAATATGTCGCTCGACGTGGGTTCGTGGTACTTGATTTCGGGATCCTTGTAATCGGTCACTTCCCCTTCCTCGTTCTCGACAGGAAGCCCCCGGATGTGCTGAACGGAGCCCGGCCCAAGTTCGAGCGGTTCGGGCTCGTACCGCTTCCCGTCGGGAGACTTCGGATCTTCGACAAATTTCCCCGGAAGCTGTGCGTTCAGAATCGACCGCTCCAAGAATCCGCCCCAATCGAGGTTAATCGAGCCGGTCGTGTGCGCTTTGTTGACGACTTGCTGTTGCTGTTGCACCTGTTCGGTTACGATCCGCTCCCGATCCATTTCGAACATCGTGAGGTTGCCCCCAAGGTCCACGGTGAACCGCGCTTCGTCCCCACCCCCTTGCTCGAAGATCCGAAGGACCGTTTCGTCTTCGTCGTTCAGGTACGACAGTTCGACGCCCTCCGACGGGTCCGCGTCGTCTTTGATCGTGTTCGCCGGTTCGTCAAAATGGAAGACGCCCACTTCAGCCATTGACGCGGGATCGGTGTAAACGGTGGCCCGGTCCCGGCGGACGGTCTCCAAGTAAATCATGTCGAGCGCTTCATCCACACTGAGACCGTCGGGAAGCGAACCTTCCGTGCCGGGCTCTTCGTCTTGCTCTTCGGTGTCGAGACGCCCGAACGGGATGAAGAGCCGAAGGACCGTCTGTTCCGCGTACAGAACGCGCCGGGTCGCCTTCTGAAGTTCGGACAACACTTCCTTCTCGTTCCACCACGGGCGAACGAGCGCTTCGAGTTCGGCAATCTCTTCGTCTTCGGCGTCGGTGTTCTCCCCCTCTTCGAGCGTGGCGAAGCCCCACCCCGGATCCCGACCGATGATTCCTGTGGTGTGCCGGTTCACCACGTCTTTGATTACGTTCTCCGACGTAAAGTTCTTCTTCAGCCGCTTCCGAGCAATCTGTTTGCTTTCCCCGTCCACCGGCATGGGGCCGGACCACCCTTCCCCGTCTTGCCAGTGGTCCCCCTCGTAAAACTGTCGGTTCATCCGGTACCAATCGGGAAGCCGGATCGCGTCTGTCGCTTCGGTGAACGTGAGATCGTCCGGGTCGAGAACGTCAAACATTTCAGTATGAAGCGGTTTGCTGAACCTGTGACTGTGGGCGATTGCTTCCGCCGCTCTTCCGTTTCCAACGCTTGAAGATACGGCGCGCGAACTTGGAAGCCCAAAACGACGCGTCCGCAAGGTCGAACGGTTCGGTGGCGTACGCCCTCTTCAGAGCGGATTCGAGCGTGTCGTGAGTGCCCCGGACGTGCCGCATCTTATCCGTATCGTAGAGCGTCACCTGTTCGCCTTGACGCCCGGCTTTCGACTTGTTCGTGGCCCCGGCTTTCCGCGCCCGGAAGGTGGGCCGGGTCGTCCGCCAATCGATGTGTGGCACGTCTTCATCCTCCACAAGTTCGTCCCACACCACCGTAATCGTATCCTTCCACGTCTTGCCCCCTTGATCGGTCTCGACAACGATGTAATCCGCATCCCGCTTTACGCCTTCGATGAACGCCCGTCGGATCGTCTGACGCGGTGGGCTTTCCTTTTGCTCGTACGAGTACAGCCGGAAGTTGCGCCCGGACTTATGGATGCGGTCAATCTGAAACGCCCCGGCGTCGTCTTCGTCTTCGCCTTCAATCGCCGGGTCCACCGCAATGATCGTTGCGAGTGCGTCGGACGGCTCCGGACACTCTGACGGCGGGATCCGGATGTTCTCGAAGCTTACGTGGTCGTACAGCCCGCCGGTCTCCGCTTCGACTTCCTGTTGGTGCTCCGACTTGAAGGTGGAGATTCCAAGGGTGTTGATCAACGTCTCGCATTGATCAAGGTCCTGTTCGGACCACGTGGCTTCCCCCTCGACGATCTCGTACACGTACCGTCCGGCCTGTTCGTCGTACACCTGTTCGGTCTCCATTCCCTCGACGGATGGGATCACGTCCGGAAGATCTTCCCCGTTGATCAACCGGCGGTGAAGGAAGTCCGCTTCCGGGGCGTCTTCGTGCCCCACCAATCGGGCCATGATGCCCGTGGACACGACGATATTTTGGGCAAACATCACGTCGGCATCCTTCCCGACGGCCCCCAAGATCTTGTTCGTGATGCGCTTCTTCTTCTTCCGGGTGATCTTCAGGCTGTCGTCTTCCGAATCAATGTCGTCAAACACTACGAGCCCCGGACGTTGCCCCTCGAACTTGACGCCACGCGCCGCAACGTCGAGCCCCAACGCGTCCACTGTGAGACCGTGGGCGGTTGCGAGACGATCCCGACGCCAACCCTTCGACTGTCCGTACTTGTTCACCGACCGTTCGGTAAGACGGGGGAACTCGTCTTCGAGGTACGGGCTCCCCAACTTGTTCTCGATTTCGGAAACGTGGTCGTCCGCTTGATCTTGCGTTTCGGAGACGTACACCACGTAATCCACCACGCCCATCGCGCCCAAGGCAATCACCGCCGCTTCGGCGGATGCGCTCTTTGCGTGACCACGGGGCCAACAACTGACGAAGGGACGTGAAGACGTGCCCCGCTGAAGAGACCACACCCATTCCCAAAAGCGTACGTGGTGATCTGCGAAGGTCTCGAACCCGAACGCATTGCCGACGAAACCCCGCCAATCCCCAAGGTCCTTCTCTTCGCGGGTCTCGAAGGTCCCCGAAATCTCCCGAAACAGTTCATCCATCAAACCTTCGGGTTGGGAGCCCAACCCATCACCGGTTCCCGCGCCGGATCTGTTCAATGGTTTCATGGAAGTATCGCTTGGCTTCGTCCTGTTTCGATTCGGGGACGAACCGGGCCACGAGGTTCCGGATCGTTTCCTGTAACATCGTGATCATCAACCGGGCGTTTTCCGCGTCGATAACCTCTTCGCCCTGTTTGATGCGCCGGTTCTCCGCTTTCACCAACTTGCGCCGCTCGTTCACGAGATCCGTAACTTCGGACCACGCTTCACGGTCACGGTTGGCCCCCCGGATGTGTTCGCCCATTGTAGTAATTACGCCGAACAGTTCCGAAACGGCGCGCTCCATTCGGTCGTCTTCGTCTTCGGCGTGGGCGTCCATGTACTCCGTTCGGCAATCGTCCGCACGCTCCCACAGGTCTGCCAACTCTTTGAACAGTTCCACCGACACACCAAGATCCGCAAGTTGAAGGATCTCTGTGATTCGGGCGTCGAGAAGTGCGATTTCGTCCCGAAGGTGGTTCAGGTCCGGATCCGACACGAGCGACCGGTACCGTTCGTCGAGATCGTCGGGAAGGTACTGCGAATGTCTCCCGTTCTTGAAGTGCGGAGACTCTTCGCCCTTCGGTGTATTTCCGCCGTGCATGTAGCACCGCCCGTTCTCCATCGTTTTGTCGTTCTTGCACCGCTTGAAATCGTCGTCCCACGAAGAGCACTTGCCCCCGCACACCTTTACCCACTCGTTCCCCATCTTCCGCTTCCAACCTTCGTTCGGAAAGAACTTCAGCGGGTCCGCCGGTCGCTGTTCGGGTTCAGTGGGTTCGTCGTTCGCGGGAACGAGTTTGTTCTTGGGCATGGAGTTGCTTCAAGCAATGAAGTTTTCGGTTCGGGCTCGTGTCCACTGACGCCCCGACATCACGTTTCGGACCGTCTCCGACGGGCTCGTTCGGCGTGCATCCGATCATCCCGGTCCGCTCCGTTGCGCGGGCTCAGAACTTGCCCCTTCCGGATCGTCCGCCGGGCTTCCTGTGACGTGCCACCGTGAAGGTAGAATTGCCGCGCCGCTTCCCGAAGGCGTTCACGCGCTTCCTCGAACGCGTCTTCGCGGGCTTCGTCCGGGGACGGAGATTTGTCGGGTTCGTCAACCGTGCCGTGTGCCATTGCATTCGTGCTCGATATTCAAAAGATCGTTTGGCTTCACTCTTCGACCGGGACGATCTTCGCGGACTCGCAAACGACCACGTGGGCCACGCTTTCGCCACCCCACCCGATAACGACCCGGACGAACTTCGGGTGTTGGCGTTCGATCTTGACTTCGTGTTCGCGGGCCACCGGCACCACGATGTTCGGGCGCGTCTTCCTGCGTCCACGAATGACGCACCCGTTAATCGAGTACACGCCGTTCGCTTTCACATGAAGATTCGGATTCTCTTCGGAAGGGCTGTCGTCTTGATCACACATCGAGGGAAGGGGATCGATTACAGAGAACGAAGGGGCGTCCGGCACCCGGACCACCCGAAGGGTTGAAGGAATGTCGTCCGCGTCGAGACTCACAGGATTCGAATGATTCTTTTGATTCCAGCGGCGAAGAGGATGGGAAGCACGATGCCGACGATCCACGCGTACCACCCGGC